AGCGCCTGTCGGCTTCCACGATCTGACGATTGATTTCCATGTCCATCGCTTTCTTCTCAGCGGTAGTTAAGATCGCACCGAACACCTTGCCGCCAACTTTCTTAATCCTCATACCTCAATGTCCTCGAAGAAGACGGGATAGGTCTGTTTCAGCAGGGTCAGGAGCATATTGGCAACGACCCGCATATCAGGGTGAGCCGCTACGGGACAACGCATACGGCAGAAATGCCGCCATTCTCTGAGGTCGGCGGTCATGACCACCTCGGTTTTCAGACTGTTCGGAAGGACAGACCGAGCTTCCTGCGGGGTGCAACCCTCGTTCAGCAGATCAAAGTAGGCGACCTCAGCGTGTTCACACGACCGCTTCCAGATGTGGTAGGTCGAGTCGGTCTTGGCGAAGGTCGAGGGACGAATGACGGTGATCTCGCCGCCGAAGCCTTTCTTACCGTAATTGCAGTACCGAGTGGACTCCTGACAGAACGCCGCCAGACGGTGACGGACGATCTCATGGCTCACACCCCGGTCGCAGATGAAGCGAACGGTAAGAGAGCCATGCTCAATGACGGCTTCGTGACCACGCTTAATAATGCCCCGGACGAACTTCTCTGCGCTTCCGTCCGTGATCTTGTCCTCGGACTTGTAGCAAGTACGCCCTGCGGCTTCGATGGTGGTCAGAAGGGTCTTATAATCGGGAGCGTTGATAAGCTCCACAAAAGGTTCAATGATTTTCACTTTCAGACTCCCTTTCATACCAAGGTTTGAAGTTGATAATCTGTTCGTATAGGTTATTTGCTCTGCCATCGAAACAGATAGTACGGTCATCGACATGAACGATGGAGGGAACTTTTCTTGCTTGAATTTGCACCATCGGGAACCCGTAGTGTTTCAGCCATTCAGCAATCGCCGCCTGTCCCTCAAAGGACTCCGCACGAGAAGAACAGATGACTACACATAAACCATCGCTTATGAGTTGTTCAATGACCTCTTTAATCCCTTCTACGGGAGGGTCGGGGATAACAGCGGCACCCTTCCACCCGCTTCGGTAGGAATGAATTACGCCATCGAAATCGAAAGAAACCGTTGGAATATACATACTTCACACCCCCGCAACATGGCTTGCCAACATATCGGCTTGATGTGTCCATAGCACATTCGGGTACTGGCTGACTGCTCTGGTGTAGTTATTCCACTCAGATTTGTCGGTGAAAGCGCCCATGTGGTAGCGGATACACATGATTTCTTCATCAGTCAGCGTGTAGAACTGAGAGAGAAGCATGACGGACTTATCGCCGTGACCTTTCAGAAGGGTGTCGGGGTTGTACTCCCACGCCTGTTCGTCATAGATTGGCGTACAACCACCATTAAATTCTTCAATGTGGCCTGTTACCGGGTGGCGGTATTGGTCGATCTTGCACAGGTCATGGAACATACCCACGATGAAGGGAGAACGAGCCTTGCGCCAGATCAGGTGATTGGCCTGAGTGAGCGCCAGAAGGTACTCCGTGACCATGCGGGAGTGGTTCAGAAGACCACCCTCGTAATTGCCGTGGTACTTGGTGGAAGCAGGGGCGGTGAAGAAGCCGTAAGCCATCAGGTACTCCATCATGTCATCGGAAACAACAGAGGTTCCGTCAGGCAGCTTCATGAAGTTCATGAAATCAGTCACTTCGGACTTGGAGAAGCAGTCAGGCATTTTCGTACTCCTTTCTATGGATACTCTTTTCGCTGTCGAACCCGTCAGGGTAACGAGCCAGCAACTTATCGACATTGTGCTGTGCCACATATTCGAGGGTCACACCCAAGCCGGTCGCCAACTGTGCGACATACCAGAGAACATCGCCCAACTCGTCAACCATCTTCATCGGGTCGAAAGCATGACCCTGAAACTCGGTCTTTTTCAGAATGTCAATGCACTCTCCGGCTTCGCCGTTCAGACCGTAACAGCCGTTGCGAACCTTATCCCACGAAGTCAGGTTGCCGGAGGTACGCTCGGCAGCTTTCTGATAATCATTCAGCGTCATCGTCAGCGATCTCCTTCTCCAACTCTGCATACAACATCGTGTGCATATAGACGGACTCGGACTGGCCGATAGGCCGTATAACGGTTCTCTTTTTCAGAGTCCACCCATCACGCAGAGCCGCATTTACTTCATCGTCAAAGAGGGTGGGATTGTCCAGACGGTTCCGAATGGTTTTAATCTGCAACATCTTCCACTACCTCCATTTCCAGCACCGTCATAATGGCGTAGTTGGCAAGGTCAATCAGGGTGTCACGGATAGACTCGTCATTGACCTTCTGCTCACCGCCACGGGAGAGAGTCTTAAAGCGGCTGAACTTATCTCCCAACCGAATACGAGCCATCGCCATTCCTTCTTCCACGAAAGTCTGGTGGAAGCTGTCACCGTAGTCATGGTTCTTACGCTCATAGAGATTGTTGATCTCTTTGCAGATTTCAGCATGACGCTGAACCTTGGAGAGCGAACAAATATAGGCTTCTGCCATTGTAGCTTATCCTCACTTTCAACATAGTTTTCAACATACCATTGGCGAGGGAGAGCCTTTCAAATTAGCCCTCCCTCGCACCCGGTATCAGCCAAGGAGAGCTGCCAAATCCATTGGGGTCTTAGGAGCGGCCTGAGAAGCCGTAGGAGTGGTTTTAGCAGCGGGGGTAGCAGCCGTATTACCGGAGCCGCCCCAGCCCTCAGAGGGGCGCTTATCGGCCAGACGGACGAAGGTAATGTTTTGTCCGGGCTTCTTCTTGTTCTCCTGAACATCATGTTCCACATCGCACTCGATGAAGTGACCAATCAGGTCAGTGTGGTCAATCTCGGTCAGATCGAAATTGCCGAGGGCAGTCTTGGCGAAGTAGCTGAAAGCGTTGTATGCACCCTCGTTGGGAGAGCCATCGGATTTCAGCAGAGAGAAGCGCTCGATGTGCTTACTGCCGGTCTGCGTCTGCATATAGACTTCCAGCTTGCCGAAGTCTTCCTTGTACTTCACATCGGTAATCTGAAAGACATGAGTACCTTCGGGAATGAGGGTGAAACCCTCGGTGAGTCCGATTTTAGCCATTGTTTTATCGTCCTTTCTTGATCTTGTAATAGTGTCTGCTATATTAGCAACGAGAGTTATTAGGTTTTCGGCACAAGCGCTTTGACCTAAGCACCCACCTCCACAATAAACACCGAAATATTCATTGTAATAGATGGGGCAACCACCACAAACGCTCATACTTCTTTTATGGTGTGGAAATTGAGCTGTTCTGCATACTCGCAGGGGAAGATGATACCAACCAACTGGTCTTCGTCATCGGGGTACTTGGCGTACTGCTTGACCAGCAGGGCTTTCGGTACGCTCTTGTCGCTTTCCAGATCGTAAGCGTATAAGATTTCGCAGAAGTCAGACTTCTCGATCAGCGACCAGTCATCATTGGTGATGGGAAGGGTCATGGTGCTGTTCTGCGTGGCGAAGATACGGACACAATCCTTGATTGCGCCGTCCGGCTCAGGCATGATTGCCTTGACCAGCGTGGCGTACTCGGTGCAACCGACCTGAGAAATCAGGCGACCAATACCGTCAGGCATTTTCTCGTTGCTGTACCCGGTCACGCTGCGGATACCATCGGGAATGAGCATAAGTACGGACGGGGAAGCAAGCCAGCGTTCGTCCATGTACTCATAGATAGCGCCGCCATCAGGGGCGAGGGACTTCACGAACTTGGAAAACTTCATAGGTCAATCCTCCTTAATAATTTTTGGGGAAATGCGGTAGCTGTCCTCGGTGGTCGTGTACTTCGCCAGAATACCGTCCGCTTTCATAGCGTCCTTGTCGATCTTCGTGGTGGAAGTGCGGCTGACCTCCCAATTATAGGCAGAGCCAGCGATAGACACCTTCTTGTCACCGTCACGGAACTGAGCGATTGCGGCTTTCTTAATCATGTCGGTCAAGACCTTGTACCGCTTCTCGTCCTCAGCCACCTCAGCGGCGTGAGCGTCCAGCTTGGCTTTCAGGTCTTCGGCTTCCTTGACCAGCGCCGCCATATCCGTTTCAGGAGACAGGTTGTTGGTACGGAGAGCTTTCAGGATTTCAGCGTCCTTACGCTCGTCAAAGACGGGGGAAATGCCGCTCTCCACATAGTCCTTCCACCATTTCAGGGCAGGCTTTACATACTTCTTCTCGAAGTCAGGATACCGCTCGGACACCTTGAAGGGACGAGTGATGGTGTTCTCACCGCTGCACACGAATTTCTCAGGGTCATCGTAGTCCTTGGGTTCAAGGAAGGAAGCGACCATGATAACCTCGTCCACGCCGAGAAGATAAGCGTACAACGCCGCCTGCAAAGCGTAATACTCAGGAATATCGTCCTTCCAGTCCTCGACACGCTTGGAAGTCTTCATTTCGAGGACGGTGGTAGGCTTACCATCTTTGCCATAGAGCAAGTAGTCCCACATACCGCCGAGAACGGGGCTTTCCCTAAAGAAGTCGCCGTAGGTCTGACGGAAATAGTCTTTGCCCCAAATGTCGGTCGGTGTGACCAGATTACTCATGAAGTAGGTCTGCTTCATGTACTCAGCCTGCTTAGGCTCAATGGTCTTACCGGCGATGGTGTAGATCGTGTCCTCGAACGGCTTCTGATAGGTGCGGGTCACTTCACACCAAATCTCGA